AGCGGGTCCGACGCGGCGCGCGGCGCGCCGCTGTTGTGCTGGGAGAGCACCAGCGGCTCGGTGACGGCGACCCCGCCGCCTGGCGCGGTGGTCAGGCAGGGGATGGGCGCCTCGTCGGGGTTCTTCGCGACGTTGTTGTTGCGGTTGGCCAAGAGGATCGGCTGAGCAATGCCGATATGGGTGCCGTTCGCGGCAATGGTGGGCAACGGCAGGTCGAGGCCCTGCGCAGACATGTGGTTGCGAAGGATGACGAGATACGGCTCGGGCCAGCTGTGCTTGACCGCGCCGGCGTAGATGCGCGCCAGCGTCTTGGGCGCCAGCGGCTTCTTCCGGTTGAAGATCGACCGGCCCTTGATGTTCCAGTCGATGATGTCCCTCGCAGGCTTCCACGGCTTCACGGTCGGGAACAACGACAGGCCCTCGTCGGGACGTCGGGCGTGCGTGGGCATGGGCCAAGCCACCCGGCGCTTGTCGCTGCGCGCCATGAGGATGAAGCGCGATCGCGTGGTCGCATCGCCAAAGTCGGCCGCGTTCAGCTTCTTCCACTCAGGGTCGAAGTCCAGGCGACGCAGGGTCTCGATCCACGCCCAGAAGTATTCGCCCTCGCGTTCCTTGATCGGGCGCATCGTCTTGGGATCGACCGGCCCCCATTTGGTGAACTCCCAGACGTTCTCGATAATGATGCGCTTGACCCGAAGCTCGGTTAGCCAGGTGATGATGTGCCACGGGTCGGAACGCTGCTGGTCGGAGGTCGGCTTACCGCCGCGCGCCACGGAATGGTGCGTGCAGGTCGGGGAGGCCATGAGCAGGTCCAGGTAGCCCTCGGGCACGATCAGGTGCGGCCGGACGGTGGCGATGTCCTGCACGAAGTGACGGGCCTTGGGGTGGTTCAGTTGGTGCGTCTCGATGGCGGTCGGCCAGTGGTTGACGCAGACCAGCTCCATCTCGAGGCCGAGGTCGTTGAGAGCCCTTTCGGCGCCGGTCGACGATCCGCCCGCACCACACAGCAGGTCAGCGACGAGGAACTTGCGACGCGCCATCAGTTCGCGCCCCCCTTTTCGACGACGCGGAACGAGACAGCCCAGACCCAAGGGTTGGCTTCCCAGCTCTCGTCGCCGTTAATGGTCTCCCAGAGGAACTGAAAACCGGCCTCTGGAGTGACGCCGTTGAAGCGAGGATGGCGCGGCTCCGGGTTTGGCTCCCAGTGGAAGAAACGCTCGCCTTCGAAGCGGGCAATGCCCTCGGCCAGCGCATCGGCCTCGCTGATGGCTTGCAGCCGTTCGACGCGAACGTCGGTGATCTCCAGCACCAAGCGGCAGGCCCAGCGCGGCATGTGGATTGAGGGACGAACCTTCCAGCCACCAGAGCGCAGCAGGCCCTCCCTACCGATAGCTTCCGAATAGCTGGCGCCGTAACGGCCGCCGTCGCTGTCCGTCCAGAAGGTGTTCGGGCCTGCGTCGTGCGCGAATAGCTTGAAGAGAGGCGCGCGCATTTGCTCGAGCCCGCTTTCACGGACCCACAGACGATCTCCAGGCTGGCCATAGGGACAGTCCTGCGCAACACCGACGCGGTCGTGCTGGCCGTCCCACCACCAAATCTGGTGCCCAGCCGCCATCCATTCCGGCTTGCAGATGGGGAACTTCTCGGCCCAGTTCGGCATGGGCTTCACGACGCGGCGCGTCTGGGTCTTCCGGCCGTCGAGCAGGGCGCGGACCATCGGGCCGCTGAACAGGATCGGGCGCTCTTTCGGCGTCATGTTTGGGCTCCTGCGCGACGGGCGTCGCGGATAATCGCCTCAGCGGCGGTGGTGTCGCCGGAGACGGCGTAGAGGGCCTGGCACAGGTCGAAGGGGTCGATGCCGAGGGCCTGCCAGAAGGCGAGTTCGGCGCTGGTGTGCTGGCGGGAGTGGCAATCGCGGCAGAGGGGCGTCGTCCAGCGGTCCGACGGCTTCTCGGCCTTTCCGGTGGGGCGCTTGCCGATGTTCAGGTCGCCTGCGCGCAGGTGCGCTGCGTCGCACGGGCCGGGGCTGCCGCAGCTGACGCAGGGCAGGCGCCGGATGAAGGCCAGGTGCTTGTTGTCGCGCTCGCGCGGCTGACGCTGGCCGGGGCCTTCCGGGCGGAACGTGCGTGAGCGGGAGAAGCCAAGCGAATAGTGCATGCGCTTTACCGCCCGCCTTTCCTCGCGCAGCCGCTTCATGTCGGCCTCGATCTGGAACAGGGAGCGGCTCATGCGGCGGCCCTCGGCTCGGCGATAACGGTGCGGCTGTGCTTGAGCAGGCCGACGCGCACGCGCTCGCCTTCCTTGGTCATCAGAACGGTGAAGGGGCGGGCCGGGATGTTGCGCTCAGGCCAGGCGGGCGCCTCCTGCCCGGACAGAAGCAGGCCCTTGGCGATCATGCCCAGGACAAGGCTTTCAGCGAACCGGGGGGCGCCGGGATGCGCGCCTACGGGGGCGTTGTGCAGGACGAAGGGCTGGCCGGCGAAGGCCGCGCGCCCGAGCTGCTGATCCGGTCGGACCTGACGCAGGAGGTCGGCTTCGTCGGCCGTGAGGGAGACTGGAGACTGGTCGCGGATCATGCGGCCACCTGATCGCCGGTCTCGATGTAGCGGGCGTGGAGCTTGCGCCCCAGCGGCGCGCGGAAGCGGCCAGGGCACAGGCGCAGGGCGAGGATGTTGGTCTCCTCCAGCAGGGCCAGCTGCACCGACGAAGTGGCGAGATCTACGCGGCGTTCGAACGCCTGGGCCCAGCTCTTCCAATCGGTTTCGGCCACGTCTTCGGGCACGAAGAGACGCTCGGTCCAGTCCACGTCCTCGACGTAGTCGGGCAGGCTGTACGGGCTGACTTCCTCGACGGCTGCCGACTTGACGGCTTCGCCCGGCGCGTTGAGCGGCGCCATCTGCGACAGGGCGGCGGCCAGACGCTGGGCGAAGCGATCGCGGTCCTCGACATAGGGCGAGAGATAGATCAGCGGCACGCCGGGGGCACCCGGCCGACGCGATCCGTCGATGCGGACGGTGGTCTCGCCGAGCAGGTCGATGTCGCGCTTGGGGGTGCCGGTGGTGACGATGGAGTAGAACGCGCGCATCACTTGCCCTCATCCTGTTGCAGCCGGGCGTCTCGCCCCGCGCTCAGGAGGTCCACCAGAAGCTCGAGCGTTGCGTCGACGAGACGATCGTCTCCGTCGAGGACCTCCTCGATCATCGTCTGTGCGAGTTGCTCCAATCCGCCACGGTCGTAGACGCTTCCGGTGGTCAGATTCCTGACCAGCCCATCAGCGACAACGAAGGGGGAGCTCCCATACCTGGACCCGGCCATCAGACGAGCACCCACCAGAAGCAGGCGACGACGCCGGCGCAGACGGCGGCCTCAAGGGCCACGCGAGCGGCGCTCCAGTCGATCCGGCGAACAGCCTCGGCGCGGCGGCGGGCTGCGCGCTCTTCTGCCGCCCGGCGAGCGATCAGGTTGCATTCGCGCTCGGCCCGGCGATCACGCACGGCCTGCCAGTTCGGATGAAAGCCGATCCCCAGCGGATGGGGCGGCGCGTCAAGGTGGGTGTCGTGGAACGCCATGATGGTTCTCCTCGGGTGTGAGGAGACGATGTGCGATAGTCGCACCAACGTCAAGCGATAATCGCACCATCGGCGCACGACGTGTGCGATTGCCTACTGCGCTTAGCTGGCACCTAAATCATCACGTTCTACTGCCTTGTTCGCTCCAGCCCCCTTTCTGACGTAGGAGTGGGTTAATCCCTTGCGAACTATGTTCGGCCGCATGAGCGAAACAACCTTCACCCTCACCTATGATGGTCCGTCATTGGCTGACCACACGATGGACGTGGCTGATCTAGCGCCAGCCCTCGTCGCGCTTTCACAGTTCATGAAGTCGGCGGCGCGCCTTTCTCAGGGAGAGGATTTCGAGGTCGTCGTTCGCGCCAAGGCCCTTGAAACCGGCTGCTTCCAGATTGTGCTGGACGTCAGTGGCACCTTTGTCTCGCAGGTCATTGACCTAATGGCCGGGAGGACTGCGACCGCCATAGCCAATCTGCTCGGGATCGCTGGTGGGTCGATTGGTCTTATAGCTTGGATCAAGGGGCGCCATGTGCGCCGCCTGCGGCCGTCGCGCCCCGGCTACACCGTGATCGAGTTAGAAGACGGAGCTGAAATCGAGGTTCCTGAAGCCGAGGCAAGGGTTGCATTAGACCCGCCCGCACGTGCAGCTCTTGAAAAGGTCGTGGAGCCACTGGAAAAGGACGGCATCGATACGGTTGCCTTCAAGCTTCCCCGAACGACAATCACCGTGTCTGAAAGTGACCTCGATTCCTTTAAGGCGGTGGTTCACACGGGCGACGAGATTCTGGAAACTACAGCACCGATGGTCTTTTCCATCGTCTCCCTGTCGTTTCAACCTGGAAACAAGTGGCGTCTTTCGACCGGCAAGGGCGCGCCTATTTCAGTTACCGTCGCGGACGAAGACTTCATAAGTCAGGTCCAGAGAAGCGAAATCGCCTTCGCCAAAGGCGATATTCTGATCTGCACCGTTCGCACCACCAGCCGCGACGCAGGCGGTAAACTGGCGACGGACTATACTATCATGAAGGTCAATGAACATCGGCGGATTTCTCAACCGCCCAGTCTGCTGGACTGATGATGCAGAACATAACGCCGCCTAACTAAGCGCTGCCTGACCAGGCCCGTCGTTGAATGGGCTCATAATGCCTCGACCGCGTGATTAGTAGGTAACGTCGATTGTTCAGAGCCGCCGAGCGAACCATACAGGGCGGCCCATGATCTCGACGTCATCCGGTGCCATTTCAATGTCGCTATAGGCGCTGTTTGCGGAAAATACCCTGAGCTGCTTCGCGCGCTTTTCTACGTTCTTCACGACGTAGCCATCGCCATCCCAAAGAACGAATGGCCCCGGCTGGACCGGGTTTCGGTCGCGTTTGTCGATCACGATCTGGTCGCCGTGCAGGAAGATCGGTTCCATGCTGTCGCCTCGCACGTTGATAACCAGCAGGTCAGCAGGCCGAGCACGCAAGTCGTCCTCTACCAGTTCACGCGGAAGAAGAGCGACGGGCGATTCCCCCTCGCCAGTGCCTCCGCCACCCATGCCTGCGAACGTCGGCAAAACCTCGACCTCTACGTAGGCCCGAACTCTCGTCTCTGGCACATCCCCGGTTTCACCGCGCTCTCGTTCGTACTTCTCAACCAGCGCGGCCAGTGGCTCCATCTCGTGCGCCTGAATCCGCCGGTTGAGCGGCCCAAACATCTTGGTCGCAACGGTGCGATCGCGGCCAATAGCCTTTGCGATTTCATCGTGAGGCACGCCAAGGCGCTTAAGCGCAAGCTTGATGTCGTCGGGTGATTTCATGCCGGCGACATTGCGAAAATCGCACATGAATAGCGAGTGCGATTGACGCACGTTATGTGCGATGTCATGGTGCGTTTCTCGCACTTTCACAGGCCCCTCCTCATGCAAAGCGTGTTCCAGAAGTTCGGCGGTATTCGCCCTATGGCGACCAAGCTTGGCGACACGCCCGTTTCGACGGTCAAGAGCTGGCACGTGAAGCGCCACATCCCGACGTGGCGCCATGACGCTATCCTAGATGCTGCAAGGCGGCACTCCATCGCGCTCTCCCGCGAGGAACTGATCAAGATCGCCGAAGACGATGTCGGCGAAGGCTTCGGGGCGCAGAGGAGGGCCGCCTGATGAGCCGGTCCGTCGTTGAAGGTCTGATCCTGGCCGTGCGGACGGTGGTCCAGCACATCGACAGCTGCGAGCGCCTGCGCCGCGAGGGCGCGGACGAGTTCAGCCAGGCCCGCGCCCGTCGCGATCTGGTCGAAGCCGCCCGCCTCGCCACCGAGACCGCCGATCTGTCGGAGGCGCTGCATGCCCGCGCGGTCGGTTCGGTTCGCGCCCAGATCGCTCGCCTCGCCGCCGCCGAACATCCCGAACCTCCCGAAGACCCGCCGCCTCAAGCGGCCTGACCCTTTGAACCTAGGGCGGCGCCCCGCGACCGTCAGCTTGCAAACAGAAGGCATCGTGCAATGAGCCGTCTTCAGGAAACGAAAGAGGTCAAAGCCCTCTTCAAAATGCTGGTCTGCGCCGTTGGAGGCGTAGAGGCGGCAGGGGTTCACCTTGGCGTTTCGCACCAGCGCGTGTCCCAGCTCTATTCGCTGAACAACGATGACGAGCCCGGCTATCGTCAGATCAGGGTTCTAGAGGTCGCCGCTGGAAAGGCCGTGGTCATCGGCGCCCATGTGAAGGCGGTGCGCGGCGATGAAGCCGACTGCATCCAGGCGGCGGTGGTGGAATCCGTCGGAGCGACGACGAACGCCCTGCGTCTCGTCCACGACATGGACGCGGACGGCGAGCGAGATCAGGGCGAGATCCAGGCGGTTCGTCTGGCGGTAGTCCAAGCCCGTGAAGCCATCACGCGACTAGAGGGCAAGGCGGCGACTCTGCAGTCGGGAGCCGTCGCATGATCGGCATGATCCTGTTCCGGCTGCACGCCGCCATCCTGGCGCTGCGCGGGAGCGAAAGCCTGCTGCGCGGCGGCGCCGATCCCTTCGCCACGGTTCACGGGGTGCTGGACGCGCTCGAGCGCAACGCCATCGCCCGCCGCGAGAACCAGGCCATCCACCACATCCGCGAGGCCCGCAGGACGGTGACGCGCGAGGCGCTGAAGCCGCTGCCCCCGGCCGTCTGACCCCTTTGCCGCCCGAGGCGTCGACGGGCGGTCAGTACCCCAGGCGCAACCATCCCCAGAGAGACCGATGAAACCCATTACCGACACCCTCCGCGACATCCGTAAGGGGATGGTCGCCGAGGCCGCTGGCGAAGAGCTGGCGCAGGTCGTGCGGGCCGTCACCGCCACCGGCAAGCCCGGCAGCCTGACGATCAAGCTGACCGTGAAGCCCCAGAAGGGCGACAACGAGCAGGTGGTGATCAGTTCGAAGATCAGCGCCAGCGCGCCGGCTGCCGACATGCCGGAGGCGATCTTCTTCGCCGACGTCGACGGCGACCTGCACCGCAACGATCCCCGACAACCCGAGATGTTCCGCCACGCCGATCTGGGCGACGCGGCCGTCGATGCCCGGAGGGCCTGACCTTGACCGACACCCACACCACTGAAGCCGCGGCCATCGCCGCCCTCGGCGCATCCGCCGCCGCCGCCTCCGTCATCACCGGCGCGGACGGCCGCACCTGGCTGATCAAGCCGACCGGCACGACCTCGATCGAGATCACCGACCCGCACGGCATGATCCTGACGGCGCCCGCTCGCGTTAAACAGGCGGTGGTCGTTCAGACCGCGGACAGCCTCGTCGACTATGTCGACCTCTATGGTCAGGACGAGACGATCCTGTTCGCGGACATCGACGCATCCACGATCCGCGGCTTGATCGACTATCATGGCGCGGCGCTCGCCGAACTGGGCACCCCCAGCGTCGCCAAACACGTCGATCACCGGGTGACGCTGACCCTGCCGTTCTCGGAAGAGTGGCGGACGTGGAAGGCGATCGACCGCAAGATGCTGGATCAGCTGAGCTTCGCCCGCTTCCTCGAAGAGAACGCGGTCGACATCGAGGCGCCCAGCGGCGCTGACCTGCTGGAGGTCTGCCGCGACCTGCAGGCGGTCCGCAGGGTGGACTTCCGCAAAGTGGTCCGCACCAACACGGACAACGAGAACTTCGAATACACGGACGAGACGGAGACGCGGACGAGAAACGGCAGCGTCGCGGTGCCGTCGAAGTTCCAACTGCGCATCCCGGTCTATTTCGGTGGCCAGACGGTGACGCTGTACGCCTTCCTGCGCTGGCGGCTGGTGGAGACGAGCCTCGAGCTGGGCATCGAACTGCACCGCGCCGAGCATGTCCGCCAGGCCGTGTTCAAGGAGATCGTGGCCGACGCCTCTTCGCGGACGGGCAAGCCTGCCCTGTTCGGGAAGGTCGACTGAGACGGAGAGCGCCCCCCGGACAACGGGGGGCGCGCACGCCATGACAGTAGCCAGTAATCGCGGTCCCCAGATCCATGCGGCGGTGTTCGCCACCCGCCCGCGCGGCGCCCTGACCTCGAGCGAGGTGAGCGAAATCCGACGCATGCGCCGCCTCGGCCGGGGTTGGCAGACCATCGCCAATATCATCGGCCGCTGCCGTGAAGACGTGATGGCGGTGGAGCCGATAAACGGCGCGGCCCAGGCCGTGGGGGCGCCGGTCCCGCGCCCTTTCCAGTGGAACGACGAGGCCCTGCAGCGATCGGCCCAGATGATCGCGCGGGGCACCAGTGCGGAGACGCTGGCGTGGACATTCGGCTGTTCGATGCGCGAGGCCGGCCGTCGCCTGCGCCAGGTGAAGAAGTTGGATGCAGCATGACCAGTCCCAACCGCATCACCGGCCGGGCGGTGGTCGAGTTCGTGGCGATGCGCTTTGACGTCTCGCTCAACGATCTGATCGGGCCGCGCCGGAACAGGAAGCCGACGCGGGCGCGGCAGTTCGCCATGTTCGCCATGAAGACCCTGTGCCCGCACCTGAGCTATCCGGCCATCGGCCGGGTGCTGGGCGGTCGGGACCACACCACTATCCTGCACGGCTGCCGCAAGATCGAAGAGCTGATCGCGGCGGGCGAGTTCGCGGATGACGTGAGACGTCTCAGCGAGTGGTTTGACCGAGAGTCTCTGGCCGCGCAGATCGTGGACGCCGAGCAAAGGCTTGAGAGCCTGCGGACGATCCAGAAGCACCTGACGCTGGTGTCGGCATGACCCCGCTGGAGCGTCTGGGTCTGGAAGTCGCGGCCTTCCAACTGCTGGGAAGCCGGATGAAGGCGGCCACGCTGTGCGCCCTGCTGGACGCTGGCGGCCGGACCGTCACGGTTGAGCGTCTGTCACAGGCGCGGCCGTGGATGGATAGCGAACTGACCGACGCCCGGAACGTCATCAAGACGCGCATCTGCCTGCTCCGCGAGACGATGGAAGACGTCGGCCTCGGCGGTCTGATCGTCACTGCCGGTGGTCGGGACAAGGGCGGATACGCGATCCCCGAGCCTGGCCGGTCGACCGTTCTCGCCCGTCTGGTCGAGGTGGCGGCATGATCGCTGACACGCTGATCGATTTTGCTCCGCTGCCGTGGACCCCAGTCCTGACCAAAGCGCGGCGGGAATGGGCGCTGACCGTCCTGTGCGCCGACGGTGAGAACCTCTCGGACAGACTGATGGACCGGGACGAGGCCCGATTCCTTTGCGCGCTCCACGCCTTTGCGCCTTTGGCGATGATCTATGTCGAACAGGCTGCGGCTAAGGGCGGCGCTGAGGCCCAGCGGCTGCTGGCCGCGTTCCGGTATGCCGCCACGACCGAACCCACGCCGGAAACGGTGGTTGCCGCACGGAGGGGCCGCCTATGAGCGTTCAGGCGATCACCTGGGCGCTGGAACAGACCTGCGCCACAGCGACCGAGAAGGCGATCCTTCTGGTGCTGGCGAACTACGTCGGTGCGGATGGCACCTGCTATCCCGGACAGGACACCATCGCGAGGCAGGCGTGCTGCTCGCTCAAGAGCGTGGAGCGCGCTCTGGGCGCCTTCGAGGAGCGCGGCTGGATCGAGCGTCACCCTCGGCGCCGTAAGGACGGATCGCGCACGTCGGACCTGATCGACTTCGTCGCCACGAGCGCGCCAGATCGGGCTGGAAAACCGCAACCCGACTCTAAGTCGGGTAGCGAGCCAACCCGACTCCCTGTCCAAACCAACCCGACTCCCTGTCCAAACCAACCCGACTCTGTGTCGGGGCTCACTACGTTTGAACCGCTAGGTGAACCGTTAGGGGAAGCTGCTGCTGTTGCGCAGGCGCTCGCGACGACTCCCGAGCCGGTGGTTCAGTTGGTCGCAACGGTGGTGGAAAGCCCTGAGCCGACCCCGGCGAACGACTGGCCTGAGGGAGACGCTCGGCGCCATGCCGAGCTGCTGGTCGAACTCGCCGCGACCGTTCGGCTCGACGTCGCTCGTCAGCCCGGCCTGACCCTGACGGCGGGCCGCCTCGCAGCCTGGCGACGCGACGGCGCCAGCTGGGAGCATGACGTGGTGCCGGTGGTCACCTCCCTAGCCCGGAAGCACGGCCAAGCCATCGCGTCGTGGAAGTTCTTCGACGCCGCCGTCGCCCAGTCCATCGCGGACAACCGCCAAGCCCTGACCATTCCTGAGGCCCGCCATGCAAGCCAAGCCCATGACCGAAGCCCGAGCGTTAAGCTCGACGCCAAGCGCGCAAACCACGAACGTCACCTATCCGGCTTTGAGCAAGCCCCTGGCCTCGTGGCTGCTCGACGAGCCTACTGACGCCAAGGCGGTGGCGGTGATCGCGGAGAGCGATCTGCTGCGGTCTGAGGCGGCGATGATGATGCCCGCCATGCGCCATGCTGCGCTGCGCCCGGCCAACGAGAAGGAAATCCGGGACATCATCGGCAGCCGGTTCGGCACCTTCCCCCAACCGCAGCGCGATGAAGGCGAGGCGATGGCGTTCTGGGCGGACTACCTCGACGCCCTGGTTGGGCTGACGCCGGCGCAGATCGAGGGCGGGATGAAGGCGTGGGTGGCGGACCCCAAGGCCGAGTTCCTGCCGAAGCCGGGCAAGCTGGCCGACCTCGCGCGCCAGAGCACGCAGGTTGGCCGCTGGACCCGAGCCTATAACCGCGCTCATGCGGCGGTGGTCGCCAGCCAGAAGCCCGAAGCGCCCGCTATGCCCGGCCCGAAGCACAGCCCGGAAGAGGTGAAGGCGATGGTAGCCCAGACGCTGGCGGCGCTGTCGGAGACCCCGACCGCCAAGATGATGGCCGCCCGCAAGGCCGCGATGCCCCGCACGCCGTCCGCCCCGCTACCGCCCGGCAGCCACATGAGCGCAGAGATGCGCGCAAAGCTGGGCCTTACCGCCACTACCAGCACAGCCCGAGGAGAAGCCGCATGAGCAAGAAGGGGAAGAAGAAGCCCTACGACCCCGCGGAGGCCGCGCGTCAGCGCCTTGAGCGAGAGCAGAACGCCGCCGAGATCACGCGACTGCGCGGGCAGCCCAGCACGGCGGTGAACGTGGACAAGCGGACGGGTCGCCTGACGGGCGCCTGGCGGCTCAACTGCTTCAACACCTTGCTGCCCGCCGGTGGTCAGGAACGCGCAGCGGTCGACTGGCTGGAGGAGACCATCCGCGCCGCCAGCGGCGAGAACGGCGAAGAGCGGCGACCGGACTTCATCCGCGGTTCCGCTCGCGGCGCGCCGGGGCAGAACATCAGCGACGCCATGATAGCGGCCAGCCGCGACCTTGAGGTCATCGAGCAGAACTTCCGCCCCGAAGAGATGCGCATGCTGTTCGCGTTGATGCAGCCGGACGCGGATCTAATGACGCGCTGGCGGACGGTGGTCGAGCGGCACACTCAGGAGACCGACCCACGCGCCCAGGCGGCGCGGGTGCGGGCGGCGTGCGCGCACCTCGCTTGGGTCTGGGACCGGATGCCGACGCTTCGCCGTCATTATCGGGATCGCCGAGACGAAGCGGCTTAGGTCTTTTCACCGCCACCAAATATGGTAGAAATCCTCAAGGTCGCTTCGCGCGTCCACAAGATAGGCCCTTCGGAAAACCGATGGGCCTTTTCTGTTTTCGGTCTCCCTTAAGGGCGAGAGGACGGCAGGCTTAGGGTTGGGAGTACCCGGCCGGGTCTGCCGTCTGCCCTTCAGTTCGCGCCATCGTGGCGCAAACCCATCACAGACGAGAGCGCCGAAGCCGGTTTTCCCTTTGGCGGCGCAGAGCCTTCTGCCGTCGGGCTCTCGTCTGTGGTTCCAATGCCGCGGCACCGTCCGCGAAGCGCGACCTGCACCGGGCGAGGGCGCATGCGATCCGACCTGCGCCTGGCCATCAGGCGTCAACACGTGGTGCCGCTGGCGGGCGTCATGCCGTGGACGTGAAGGCGATCACACCCGGAACATCCTCAACATCGAGAGCGAACCATGCACGACTCCGCTGTGATCGAAGACCGGTCCCATCGAAGAACCGCGCCGCAAGCGCAGTCGCGTTCGCGGCTGGCCGCCTTGGGTGGGACTATGTGGCGACGAATGACTACGCCGTGCCGAGCCATGAAGAGGTGCTGGAGAGCGTCGCCGCAGTCCTGGAGCAAGGTGAACTCGTCGCATTCGACCGCGGCACCGGCGGAAGCAACAACGAGGATCAGGTTCTGGTCTTGATCGTGCGTCACAAGGGGAGCCACTGACCATGCACCCAGCTTCCCGCGCCCTCCTGTTGGGACAGGCCGATGCCGAAGAGCGCAAGGCCGAATACAAGGCGGTCGAGGCTCAGAAGCTGCTCGCCGACGCCATTGAACTGGACAACGAGGCCGCCGCCTGCCGCGCGACTGCGAAGGCGCTGAGAGCGGATGCGGAGGCGAAGCCGGTCGAGGTGCTGACGGTTCGACTGGACGCATCAGAGGTCGACAAGGTGATCGCCGAGGCCATGGCTGAAGTCAGGGCCTCTAGAGCCCACGCAAGGTGCCTCAGGCTTGAGCCTGATCTGCGCACCTTCGCTGACTTTGTCTAAGAGACCGCCCGTCGTCGGCGGCACTACCCCCCTCGTCGTCCAACAGCGCCGGCAGGCCAAGAGGCAACAGGACGCTCGGCGCGGCTCATCGACGGCACGCGGTTACGACGCGGCCTGGCGCCGGCTTCGGGCGGCGTTCCTTTTCAAACACCCGCTTTGCCTCTTCTGTGAGGAGGCCGGCCGGATCACCGAAGCCCAGGTGGTCGATCACATCGTCAGCTTCACAGACCGGCCGGAGCTAAGGCTCGACTGGTCCAACCTCCGACCGCTCTGCAAGGACTGCCACGACCGGCGCACGGCGCGTGACCAAGCGTTCGGCGGCCGGGCGGCACGTTGGCCTGAATGGCTGCGCCCCGTCTCAGTCCCGCTCACCATCGTCTGCGGCCCGCCAGCGTCGGGCAAAACTTCACTGGTCCGGGACCGAGCGGAAGCCGCAGACCTTGTCCTCGACCTCGACGTCATCGCCGCAGAGATGTCAGGCAAGGGTCTGCACTCCTGGGACCGCCAGTGGTTGGACCCCGCCCTGCGGGAGAGGAACGAACTCCTGGGCCGCCTGTCTCGGACGCCCTGCACCTGGCCCGCCGCGTGGCTGATCGTATCTGAGCCGAGAGCCGAGCGCCGCCAGTGGTGGCGAGACACCCTCAGGCCGCAGGCGATCATCGTCATGGAGACAGACCCAGCCGTCTGCCGCGCCCGCATCAGAGCGGATGCCGAGAGAGCAGAGAGGCAGGACACATGGAACGCCGCCGTCCTGCGGTGGTGGTCCAACTACGACCGAAGAGCCGGGGACGAGGTGATCATCACCCGGCCCTGACCTGATCCAGCCGCGCGCCGGAGCCCGCCGACCCTCGACCGTGACTGAAATGTCACGCCGCCGCCCGATGCGACCCGATCGCAGGTAGGGGGTGTCGAAAGGATGGGCTCCGGCGCGCAGGGACCGGCGTCGGGGGGGCAAAAAAGCCGTGTGCGATTGAGAAATCGGGAGGCCTCGAAAAATGCAGAAGGGTCACCGTCGAGCGGCGCTGCCGGGAGAGAAGGCTGCTCGCGGCACCGCGCGGCCAAGCCGAGATACGGGCGTTGTCCTGCTCGACACGGACTCGCCGGCGCTTTCGATCACGCCGCCCGTACTTCCGGACGAAGTCGCCGAGGTGTGGGCCGATAACATCGAGGCTGCCGTTTCCAATGGCGCCCGGCAGTGCGATGCCGACAGCTTCGCGGAATGGTGCACGATGGCGTCGATGCTGCGAAAGGCGCGGAAATCTGGCGAGCCGGCTCCCGCCAGCTACGTGGCTCAGTTCCGGATGCTCGGCGAGCTGTTCGGGCTCGCCGGGCCCAAGTCCCGTCTGGTGAAGCCCAGCGAGGGCGCCGGCCGGACCACTAATCCGTTTGCACGCAATGGCGCGCGGAAGGCGTAGAACGCTCACCCACGCCCGCGACTACGCTGGTATCGCCGAGAGCTGGGCGAAGGGTGTCGTTTCAGGCCGCATCGTAGCGTGCCGCTGGGTCCGTCTGGCGTGTCAGCGCCACCTGGACGATCTGGTCAGGGCGAAGAAGGACAAGGCGTGGGGCTACGAGTTCAGCCTCTGGCATGCCGACGACGTCTGCGACTTCATCGAAAAGTTGCCGCACGTCGAAGGCAACTGGTGCGTCTGCCCGAACGCGAGGAAGGGCGAACACCACGAACGCTGCGGGCTGATCGACCTTCTCCCGCCGCAGATATTCATTCTCGCCGTCGTGTTCGGCTGGCGCCGGAAAGAGGACGGCGGTCGCCGGTTCACCTACGCCTATATCGAGATGGCGCGGAAGAACGCGAAGTCGACGCTCACGTCGGGCGTCTCGCTCTACTGCCTGTCCTGCGAAGACGAGGTCGGTCCGCAGGTCATCATCGGCGCCACGACCGGCGCGCAGGCCGACAAGGTGTTCAAGCCTGCGCAGGGCATGGTCCGGAAGAGCCCGGACCTGCAGGAGGCCTTCGGCATCGCGCCCTGGGCTCATTCGATCACTTGCGAGGCGACGGGCGGGTACATCCAGAAGATCAACTCGAAGGGCTCAACGCAGGACGGCCATAACCCCCACCTGGGCGTTCTAGACGAGTTGCACGCTCATAAGGACCGGGCGCTCTTCGACGTGGTGAAGTCAGCGTTTGGCGCCCGCCTCAATCCGCTGATGTGGATTATCACCACGGCAGGCTTCAATCTGCACGGGGTCTGTTACGAGCAGCGGACCTATCTGACGAAGGTGCTTCAGGGCATTTTCGAAGCCGACCACTACTTCGGGATCATCTTCACGCTGGACGAGGCCGAGATGGGCCCGGACGGCGAGGTGATCCGGCCCGCTGACGATCCCTACGACGAGAAGAACTGGCCGAAGGCGAACCCCCTCATGCCGGTGACGCCGCGACTGGCGTCCCTGCGAAACGACGCGGCGGACGCCCGCGCGTCGCCGTCGGCCGAGGGCAACTTCAAGACCAAGAACCTCAACATCTGGCTGAACGCGGCGTCGGCCTGGCTCAACATCAACAAATGGCGCGCGTGCGCCCGGCCGGCGCTGGACTGGTCGGACTTCGAGGGGCTCGACTGCTGGATCGGCGCGGACCTAGCCGACAAGGACGACATCACGGCTCTGGTGCTGTGCGCGATCGATGCCGAAGGCCGGTTGATCTTCAAGCCGGTGTTCTGGCTTCCGAGCGCGGTTCTCGATGGGGTCGATCACGTTGACGGCGATGCTCAGGCCCCCTACCGGACGTGGGTCGAGCAGGGTCATATCCGCCTGACGGACGGCGACTGGGTCGACCACAACGAGGTCGAAGCCCAGATCAGGGAGTGGATGGGGCGCTTCTCGGTGCGGAAGGTGCTGGGCGACCAGTTCGCCGCCTTCCAGCAGATGGCCAGCAGGATCAATGCCGACGGCGATCCAGACCGACCGATTGCAGGCGTCCTGCCCAAGAACCCGAAGACCTTCACGGACCCGGCCAAGGAACTCGAGGCCCGCATCAAGGTCGGTCCGTCGAAGGTGCTGCACGACGGCAATCCGGTCATGGACTGGATGGCGTCCAATGCGGTGGTCACGCGCAAGCTCGATGGGACGCTGCTTCCAAAGAAGGAAAGCGAGTCCTCTCCCAACAAGATCGACGGCCTCGACGCCCTGATAACCGGCATGCAGCCATTCGTCAGCGTCCCGCCGCCCCCGCCGCAGAAGTCTCCTTACGAGGATCGCGGCATCCGCATGATCTGAGGAGGTCGCATGGGACTACTCCAACGCCTCTTCGAAGGTGTCGCCCCGACGGCCGCGCCGGAGGCATCGAACAGCCTCCCCACTGTTCGCGCAGAATCGGCGCCCGCTGTTCTCTTTCATGACCTGAGCGATCCCAGGATCGTGGAGCTGCTGCGCGGGGAGTTGGAAACCGCAGCCGGTCTGCACATCAGCGTCGAGCAGGCGCTCAAGAACCCGACCGTCTTCCGTTGTCTCGATCTGGTCTGTAGCGCCATCGCGATGTTGCCGCTCAAGCTCCACCGGGAAACCCCTGATGGAGGGACAGAGGTTGCGGCCGATCATCCGGTCCACAAGCTCCTCCGTCGCAGGCCGAATGCGTGGCAGACGCCTTTCGAGTTCAAGGGGCTGATGCAGTATCGGGCCCTGACACACGACAAAGGCGCTGTGGCGATGATCGTGCGCTCGCGGGGTCTTCCCGTCGCGCTCCTGCCGCTGAACCCTGACCGGGTGCAGATCGAAGGCGAAGAGTTCAAACCTGTCTACGTTTACTATCGGAAGTCTGGCGGCCGCGTGGAGCTTCGCCGCGACGAAGTCTTCCATCTTCGTGGCCTGACGTTCGACGGCGTCAACGGCATCTCGCGCGTGAAGAAGTCGGCCGAGGCCATCGCTATCGCCCTTCAGGCTGAACGGGCGACAGCAGCTCTCTTCAAGAACGGCACGTTCGCGTCAGGCGCGCTGAAGATCCCAAATGAGCTTTCTCCGGAAGCGTACGAACGTCTCAAGGTGAGCTGGAACGAACGTCATGCCGGGGTCGGCAACGCGGGCAGCACCCCTCTTCTGGAGGGCGGCGCAGAGTATGAAGCGTTCGCCCAGACCGCCAAGGAATCTCAGACCGTCGAAAGCCGGCGCTTCCAGGTTGAGGAAATCCTCCGCACCTTCGGCGTGCCGCGACCTCTGGCTATGCTGGACGATACGGGTTGGGGAACCGGCATCGAACAGTTGTCCATCGGCTTCGTCCGGTTCGGGCTGAATCCTTGGTTCACCGCCTGGCAGGAGACGATTGGTCGCGATCTGCTGACCGACGCCGAAGATGACCACGACGCCAAGTTCAACCCTGGAGCCCTGCTCAACGGGACCATGAAGGATCAGTACGAGGCCTTCGCCAAGGCGAGCGGCGCCGGTGGTCATAAGCCGTGGATGACCGCGAATGAAATACGGAAGATGCTCGGCTTCTCCGCGCACCCAGACGGCAATGGCCTGATGGCGCCAGGCGCCCAGCCCGCCCCTCCAGCCCAAGACACAGAAACCGACGAGGCCGCCGACAAGCTGCTGACGTCGCGCAAGCCCGTGGAGACGGACGATGAAGACTGACGATCCGAAGGGCCAAGTCACTATGCGACTGAACGGCATGGCGGACCCCGGCCTGCAAGGCGAGTTCACTGTCTCGGCACGAACAGCAGAGCTGATGCAGCAGATCGCTGCTGGCGACCCTCGCCTGGAGGTCGTCAAACCGCACGCGGTGTTGGGTTCTGTGCGCGCCGCGCGGCCAGGCAAGATCGCCGTGCCCGCCAAGATCGACGTCTCCGCGCTTTCCAAGCCCGAGACGTTCAACCGCTGGAATGCTGGGGTGCGCGCCGTCAGCGCGCCTGCCGAGAACGTCATCACCATCTACGATGTGATCGGCGAAGATTGGTGGACGGGCGAAGGCGTGACGGTGAACCGCGTCGACGCCGCGCTGCGGAAGATCGGCCAGGATCAGCCGGTCGAGGTCCACATCAACTCGCCGGGCGGCGACGTCTTCGAAGGCATCGCCATCTTCAATCGCCTGCGAGAGCACGGCGGCAAGATCACGGTCAAGATCATGGGGCTGGCTGCCTCCGCCGCGTCTGTGATCGCCATGGCCGGTGACGAAATCCTGATCGGCGCGTCGTCGTTCCTGATGATCCACGACTGCTGGGTCGTCGCCATCGGCAATCGCCACGACATGGCAGAGACCGCCGCTTTTCTCGCGCCCTTCGACGCCGCTTTGGCTGACGTGTACGCCAAGCGATCTGGCCAGAAGATCAGCGACTGCGCCGCGTGGATGGACGCCGAGCGCTGGATCAATGGCACCGAAGCAATCTCGCTCGGCTTCGCCGACGGCCTGCTCGAAGCAGACCTCATCACCGAAGACGAAGGCCGTACCGAACAGGCGCGCGGCACGAACGCGCTGCGCCAAGCAGAACACGGCCTGATGGCCGCAGGCAGCAGCCGCGCTCAGGCGCGGGAGCTGCTCGGAAAAATCAAGGGCAAGCCAGGTGCTGCCCATGAGCCCGCCAAGCCGGACGCTGGCGACTTCGACTGGGCCGCCGCCACGGCGGGCCTCTTCAAAAACTGACGCCTTAGGAGGGCGCTATGAAGACCACCACCCTCCGCCAGTCTCTGGCGGGTTCCACCATGCTGGCCGCTGCTCTGGCGCAACCGCGGCCTCGCGCTGTTCAGGGCGCCGTTCAGGGCCGCGGCGACCCCGCCGAAATCCTGGCTCAGCTGCAGAAGGACTTCGCCGACTTCAGGGCCGAGAATGATCAGGCTCTCAAGGGCAAGGCCGACGTCGTTGTCGACGAGAAGCTGACGCGCATCGACGCGTCGGTGCAGGCGCTGCAGGATGCAATCGACTCGGTCAACACCGAGGTCGCAGCCCTGCGGCTGAATGGCGCTGACGACGCCGTAATCGGCGATATGAAGGCCGATCCCGAGTACCTGAAAGCCTTCAAGGCCCACATGCGTAAGGGCGATAACGCCGGCGTCTCGGCAGCCATGACCAAGGGCGTCGCCGAGGATGGGGGCTATCTGGCGCCGGTCGAGTGGGACCGCACGATCACGGGCAAGCTGAAGCAGGTCTCTCCGATCCGCGAGCATGCCCGAGTGGTGCGTATCAGCACGGCCGGGTTCAAAAAACTCTACAATGACCGCGAAGTCGGCAGCGGCTGGGTGGGAGAAACCGCTGCGCGTCCTGCGACCGGTACGCCGAAGCTGGGCCAGCTCGACTTCCCTCTGGGCGAAATCTACGCCAACCCGGCCATCTCTCAGCAGATGCTGGACGACGCCGCGATTGACCTGGAGGCCTGGCTTGCTGGGGAGGTCGATACGGAGTTTGCGCGTCAGGAAGGGATCGCCTTCTTGTCGGGCGACGGCGTCAACAAGCCCCACGGCCTGCTGACCTATGTCGATGGCGGCGCGAACGATGCGCGTCACCCGTTCGGCGCGATTGAAGTCGTCAACTCGGGCGTCGCGGCTGGCATCAATGGTGATGGCCTGCTCGACCTGTTCGGCGCTCTGCCGGAGGAGTTCCTGGGCAACGCCAAACTGTTCACCAGCCGACAGTCCCAGACGGCCATGCGCAAGCTGAAGGACGGTCAGGGCAACTACCTGTGGCAGCCGTCCTTCGCTCTGGGTCAACCGGCCACTCTGGCCGGCGAGGCCATCGTCACGGTGCCGGGTATGCCGACCATCGCCGCCGGCGCCATCGCGGCGCTCTATGGCGACATGGAGGAGACCTATCTGGTCGTTGATCGTGTCGGCATCCGCGTGCTGCGCGATCCCTTCACCAACAAGCCGTTCGTGCACTTCTACACGACCAAGCGCGTCGGGGGCGGGGTGAACAACCCCGAGGCGATGAAGGCGCTGAAGATCGGCACCGGAGCCTAATGGGGACGGGCCGGGGGCGACCCCGGCCCGGCTTCCCAGGGCGGGCGTGACGCGCCCCTCCTGGCAAGTCGGGGACCAAACGGCTGAGGAGGCCACCATGACCACCAAGAACGTCAGCGCTAAAAAGACTGCTGCGACCACCACGACCGCGCCAGCGACCGAGTTCGACCCTTCGGGAGCACCTCATCAGGTCGCCGACGTTGACCCGAACCACGCCGCTCTGGATGCGAACCCGCGCGCTGGGACGACCGACGAACAGAACCGCATCGATCTGAATGATCCGGGCCTGAGCGAAGCGGAGGCCGTTGCAAAGAACCTCGGCAGCAAGCCCGCCAGGTCGGAAGACTGATCCATGGCCGTCCTCGTCGTTACGGCTCCCGAGCCGCTGGTCACCTTGGAGGAGGCCAAGGCCCACCTCCGCGTGCTGGACACCGCCGAGGACGGCCTGATCACGGGGTATATCGCCGCGGCGAGCGCCTCGATCGATGGTCCGTGGGGCTGGCTGGGCCAGTGCATCGGGCTCCAGATTGTTGAGGTGCGGAGCAATACCTTCTCGGGGATCGGCCGTCTTCCCATCGGCCCTCTGATCAGCGCCGCCAGCCTGAAGTACGTCGATGCCGTTGGCGCCGAAATGACCCTGCCGGAGGGCGAATATATTCTCTCTGAGGAGGGGCTGAGCCTGCCCTCCTCTGCCGCATGGCCGCGCCTGAGGGGCGATGCGAACGGGGTCCGGCTCCAGTATCGCGCCGGGTTCCCTGAGGTCCCCGCGCCCATCAAACAGGCCGTGCTTCTGATGGTGGGCCAGTGGTTCAGGACGCGGGCCGACGCTGCTCCTGGCGCCAACCCCGCGACCATGCCGAACGGCGCCCGAGCATTGCTGTCGCCCTACTGGTTGCGGAGGGTTTGATGGACGCTGGAGAGCGCGACCGGCTCATCACCTTCGAGCGTCGCCAGCAGACCGGCCGCACCGCAAAGGGCGAGGCGATCTTCGACTTTGTCGAGTTCGCGAAAGCCTGGGCGAGCAAAAAGGATGTCGGGGACCGGGAGAGGCTGCTGGCGCAGCAGGTTGCGGCGTCGATCACGACGCGGTTCGGAACCGACTGGAACCCCACCCTCGACCAGATCGACCCCACCTTCCGCATCCGCTTCGGCGGTCGGATCTACGAGATCACGGGCGTCAAGGAAGTCGGCACCCGCGATGGCATCGAGTTCACCACCTCGGCCCAGGCCGACATTCCCAAGGAGCCGTCATGAAGACGTTGAAGTTCACCCGTCAGTTTCCCTTCCGCGTCGATGAGCGGAAGGAGGTCCGATACCTCGAAGGCAAGACCTACACTGTTTCGAACGAGGCCGCTGAGGTTGCGCTGAAGGCCGGTGCTGCCGAAGAGGTCCCCGCCGAGCCGAAGACTGCTGCAAAGAAGGATGGCTAAGACCACCTTCAAGATCGAGGGCTTGGCTGACCTCAGCCGGGCCCTCGACGAACTTCCCAAGGCGACCGGCCGCAATGTGTTGCGCCGAGTCGGCACGAAGGCTCTCGAGCCGGTAGCAGCCGCCATGCGGCAGGATGCGCCTGAGGGATTGAAGGACGAGATCATCGTCACCACCAAACGCCCGACCGGCGGGGCCAAGGAGCCGCGCAAGTCGGAGGTCGAGGTCTTCGCCGGGCCAGTCCACAGCAAGAAGGCCCACCTGGTCGAGTTCGGAACCGCCCCTCACGTCATCCGCGCCCGGCGCACGAACAAGGGCGGGAAGATGGTCTTCCACGTAGACGGTCGCGTCGTCGCCACTCCGGTGGTGCAGCACCCCGGCTCTGCGCCCCAGCCTTACGCCCGGCCGGCGTGGGATGAGGAAAGCCCCTATCTCCCCGCGGCTCTTGCGAAAGACCTGGGCATTGAAATCCGCAAGGCGGCTGAACGCGTGGCCCGCAAGCAAGCCCGGCTCCTGAAGAAGAGCGGCGGCTACGACACGCGCGGTTCGAAAGGCTGATCCCATGAAAGAGGCGATCTACGCCCGCCTGTTCGCGGCGGCGCCCGTCCGCGCGCTTGTTGCAGAGCGCATCACCCCCGGCCGACGGACCCAAGGCGATCCGCTGCCGTCCATCACCTTCAACACCATTTCCGCGCCCCGTCGCCGCACGCTGCGAGGCCGCACCGCCATGGTGCAGGGCCGCATGCAGATCGACTGCTGGGGCGCGACTGAGGACTCGGTCGACACGCTGGCCAAGGCGGTGAAAGCTGACCTTGAGGGCGCCCGGTTCGAGCACGGCGGCGTGCGTGTGCGCGGCGTCTTCCTGATCGACGAAGCCGACGACGAAGGCAGCGGCGATCCCGAAACCCCCTTTCGAACCCGGCTCGACTTTCGGGTCAGCCACATCCCAGCCTGAGGAGGGCTAAAGCTATGGCCGACAGTGAAGCCGATATCGGTTACCTGACGAAGTTCAAGATCGGCGACGGCAACGTCACGCCGGGCCCGGAGACCTTCACGGAGGTCGCCGAGGTCGTCGGCCTGACCCCGCCCAGCGCCGCCTTCGGAGAGGTTCAGACCACCCATCTGAACACGCCGGGCGCCATGCACACCTATCGGCCCACCCTCGCCGATCCTGGCGAGGTGTCGTTGACGATCAACTATGCGCCGGGCGGCGAGGATGACGAAGCCATCCGCGCCACGCTGGACCGCAAGACCCGCAACTGGGAGATCGAATATCCCAACACCGCCCGCACGCAGTTCCGTGGCTTCACCAAGTCGTGGACCCCTTCCGAAGTCGAACTGGAAGGGCTGATGCAGGCCGTCGTGGTGATCCGGGTGTCCGGCGCCCCGACCTACGTCGCTCCGACGGTGACGCCTTGAACGCCGCCAACTCCGTGAAGGGCGAGGTGAAGTTCAGCGCTGGGGGCCAGACCTACCGTCTGGTCTTCAGCGCGAACGCCCTGATCGCCCTTGAGGAGCGCTTCGACAAGACCGTGGCCGAGATCGGCGCGATGTTCGAACAACCTCTTCGCCTGGCGCATCTGCGCATCCTGTTCTGGGCGGGCCTCAGTGATCATCACGACCTGCCCGAGCTTGAGGCCGGGCGGCTGATGGGTGAGGTCGGCATCGACAAGGTCGGCGAGTTGATCGGCCGCGCGTTCGTCCTGGCGTTCCCAGAGGAACAGGAGGGTGCGAAGGACGGCGAGCGCCCTCAGAAGCCGGCGGCGAAAAAAGCCGCTGGGACTGGGAAGGACTCTACCAGATCTGGACGTCGGCCGGGTTAGACGGTGACGCCTTCTGGCGGCGCACGCCACGACTGATCGCGGCTGACCTGAAAGGCCGCGCTCGGTTGCTGGAGCGCGCCCGCGAGGATGCAGCCTGGCTTGCCTGGCACATCGGCATCCTGTCCAACGTCGACGGCAAGCACTACCCGAAGTCACCGGCCGACCTGTTGCCGAAACAGGCCAGCAGGACGGCGCCGGATTGGAAGGCGATGGAGCGCGCGGCTCTGGAGTGGACGGTCAACCGTGGCGGTACGGTGATCAACGGTTGACCGTTGCTCTTCCCACGACGACCCTGCCTCCCTCATCGGAGGAGGCATGATGCGGAAGATACTGGCATTGGCGACGGCGCTGGCCCTTGCAGGGTGCGTCACGGTGGCGCCTGGACCCTATGATCGGGTCGATCAACTGCGGCCGGGAGAGACATCCCGAGCACAGGCTGAGGGCATCATGGGGCGGCCTAACGTGGTCACCGAACTTGGCGACGGAACTGTCCTGCTTTCGTGGACGGCGTCTGGCCTCACTGGATACGAAGTAGCCTCGGTGCTCTTCGGGCGGGATGGCCAGATGATCCGGGTGCAACAGAAGACGATGGGGAGCACCTTCTAGGCTCTCCAGAAGGCCCGCTTAGCGGGCCTTTTCTCATGGAGGGCTTTGGCATGGCGAACGCTTCAACCGTTGGCGCCCTCCGCGTCGTTCTTGGCCTCGATGCGGCGACTTTTGAGGGCGGGCTGAACAAGGCCCAAGCCCATCTGGTCAAGGTCGGCCGCCAGATGCAAAAGGCCGGCCAGCAGATGCGGACCGTCGGCCTGGCGCTGACGGCGGCGATGGTCGGCGCGACCACGGCGGCCGGGGTCGCTGTCTTGAAACTCTCTGAGCAGATCACTGACCTCGCCGCCGAGGCGAAGACGGCCGGTGTCGCCTTCAAGGAGTTCCAGGCGTTGAAGTACGCCGCTGACCGCAATCAGGTCAGTCTCGCGGCCCTGACTGACGGCCTGAAGGAACTACAACTCCGCGCGGACGAGTTCATCAAGACCGGCAAGGGGAGCGGCGCCGAAGCGTTTCAGCGCTTGGGCTTCACAGCAACCGATCTGTCGAAGCGCCTGAAGGACCCTGCGGCCCTTTTCGAAGAGATCATCGCCCGACTGCAACAGGTGGATAAGGCGGCGCAGATCCGCATCTCGGACGAGATATTCGGCGGCACCGGCGGCGAGCAGTTCGTCCGGTTTCTCGATCAAGGTGTCGAGGGCATCCGCAAGCTGAAGGCCGAGTTCGCCAACTCGGGCAACCTCATCACGCCGGAACAGGTCAAGCGCGCTGAGGACATGCGTGCAGCCGTGCAGCGTCTGCGAGAGGCTGTTTCAAATGTCACCCGCGCGTTCCTCGACACGGGGATCACGCAATGGCTTACCGAAGTCGCGACGCACATCGCCAACTTTGTCTCGAGCGTGACCAAGGCGGTTCCGGGCTTGGTGAAGTGGTCCGCTGTGATCGGTGGGGCCACCTTGGCGCTCGGTGGGCTGTTGGTCGTGGTTGGAACAGTCGTGTCTTCCGTCGGCGCCCTCTTGCCGGTGTTCGCGGCGGTAGCTGCTGCTGTCACCAAGGCGGGTGGCGCAATGGTGGTGCTGAAGGCCAGCATGGCGTTCCTCGTCGGTAACGTCTGGGTGCTGGCGATCATGGCGGTGGTCGGGGCGATTGGATATCTGATCATCAAGAGCCAACAGGCGACCGGCGCCACGTTGGCGCTGAAGAACTCCACCGCGTCGCTCGTTCAGGCCGTCGATGCCTACGAGGCGGCTGCGATGGCGGCCGCAACCGCGTCGGGGGAGGGCAAGAAGGCGGCGCTAGAGGAGGCTCGCGCGCGCCGCGCCAACGCAATCGAAACTCGTCATGAGACCATCGAGAAGCTCAAGCTCGCTCGCGCCACTATAGCAGCGGCGAGAGCCGCAGCTGCGGAGCGCCAGCAGAACCTGAAGGACTACGGAGGCGATCCGGGCCTCGGAACCTACAATCGTACGCGGCCGAAAACGGACGCTCCGAGCGGCTGGGCTGTGGATCGCGCTCGGGCGGCGATTGAAGAAGGTGAAGTTGCGCTGAAAGAGGCAGAAGCTCGCGTTGCCCGCATTGATGCATCTCTGAACGCTTCGATCGCTCTTCCCGACATTCGCGACCTCTCTGGCGGGGAGGACAAAAATAAGTCTTCGGGCCGTACCGCCGCCGAACTGGCCTTTGCGCGAGAAGGCCTGAAGCTTCAGGCCGAGCTTGAGGCCGCGAAGCTGCGCGCGGACGCCGCCGAAGTTCGACGCCTTGAAGACATCATCGACCGGCGCTCGCGCATCGAAGCCTATGAAGGGCAGGAACTGTCGAACGCGGCGGCGCAGATCGCGGCGGATCGTGACCGAGCCCTGATCGCCCGCGCGCGCGAGGAGGCCCAGAAGAAGGCTCTGAGCGACCGCGAAGACGAGTTGGCGCTCCAGATTGCTCAGTTGGACGGTGATCAGAAGATCATCGACCTGATGGAGCGCAAGCGCGACCTGGCCGAACTGGTGAAGTTCTATCAGGACCAAAACCTCGACAGCACGGAAGCCGAACGACGCGCTCGGGCAGACCTGCTGCGGATCGAGGAGGCGCGAGCGCGGACGCGGGCGAAGGTGCTGCGAGACGCGGCCCAGGAGCACCAGATCAGGCTGGCCGAACTGGCTGGGAATGAGCGGCTTCTGAAGCAGTTGCGCGACGCCAAGGAGATCGGCGACCGTGCACAGCGGTATCGCACCGAGGGCGGCATGGACCCGGCCGCTGCGCGAAGCCGCGCCCAGCAAGAAGTCGGCCGCGAGCGTCAGGCCGCCAACTATGGCGAAGCGCGCGATCTGTTCTCGTCGGCCTTTTCTGACGGCGTGCGCGCCGCGATGGCGAACGACCTCAAGGGCTTCTTGTCGAACCAGTTCGGCGAGTTCATGTCGCAGGCGTTCAAACGCGCCGGCGAGAAGCTGTTCGATAACATCTTCGGCGGGTTCAACGCCGTTTCGGACGGCGCGGCCCAAGGCAGCGCTCTAGGCGCCGCCGCCGCGCCCGCCATTGTCACAGCTGGACGTTCGGCTGCGCTCGCGATGGGCGCGGCCATTGAGAAAGCCGGCCTCGGCGTGGCGAAGGCGATGGGGGCCGCTGGTGCAGCCGCTGGCAACGGCAAGAAAGGCGGCCTCTTGTCGGGGTTGAGCAGCATCGGCGGGGTTCTGTCCATGCTGCCGAAGTTCTCGACAGGCGCCATCATCCCGCCGTCTGGTGCAAGCGGCATCGACAGTCAGCTTGTGTCGTTCTGGAAGTCGCCGCGTGAACAGGTGAGCGTCCTGAACCCCGGCCAGTCAGCTGGCGGCGGGGGTGGGACCGTTTACAACTTCTCGGGCAATCTGCTGACCCCTGAGTTCTGGTCTCAGATCAAGGGCGAGGTCGCCGCCGGCGAGGCCCGCGCCTACGGCCGCGCCATGAACGACGCCCCCAAACTCACCATGAGCCAGACGGCCCGGCAGCAACGCCAGGCGGTCGGACGCCAGCGACGCGGTTCGTAGGGAGACTCCATGCCTCTATACCTGCCCACGTGGCCGGGGCCGTCAGAGATGACGCCCCGGCCCGTCTTCGCGCGCAACGAGACCCGGCCGGGTTACGGCGGTCCCGTCGGTCGCAACCTGCGCCCCGGAACACGCTGGGCGTGGGATATCGCGCTGCCGCCGATGTCCTACGAGGAGAGCCTCCTGTGGGACGATCTGCTGGAAGAGGGCGACACCGTCGTCATGCCGATCCTGCAGCCGGGGCTCGACCTCGGGGCTCCCGGCGTTCCGCTGGTCAACGGCGCCATGCAGTCCGGCCGCACGCTCAACCTGAAGGGTCTGACGCGCGGCTACCTCTTCCGCAAAGGTCAGTGGCTGTCGGTCATCAGCCAGGGTCAGCGCTACGCCTACAAGTCCCGCGCTGACGCTACGGCCGACGGATCGGGCAATCTGGCCGTGCCGCTGCGCACGACGATCCGCTACCCGCTGGTCAACAACGCCGTCGTGGAAATCGCCGAGCCGAAGGTCGAGGGATGGGCGACGCCTGATCCCGACAGCTTCAAGGTCGGCGCCGACGGTCTGGTATCGCCGCGCTTCACGCTCGAGGAGCGCGAATAATGGACCCGGCAGCCATCGCCGGGCGATCCGGCAAGGCCCGCTGGCTGGTGCAAATCCTGCGCTGGACCACGGCCGACTTCACCCTGCGCCTGACCACGGGCGGCTTCCTCGTTTGGAACGGCGAACTCTTCACCCAGCGCGACCGGACCTATGGCGTCATCAGCGACCTGCCCACCTTCGAGGACGGCGTCGACGGCCAGACCACGCGCGTGGACATCGGCTTCTATCCGGCCAGCTATGACGCCCTCGTCGCCATGGCCGACCGGAAGTTTCAGGCCACCAAGATCGAGGTCTACGACTGCGCCCTGGACCCTGAGACGGGGCTGCTGTGGGGCGAACCCGACCTGCTGTTTCAGGGCGAGTACGACTTCGCCCGCTTCATCATCGGCGAGACCGAAGAGCTGATCCTGGAATGCGGGACCGAAGAGGCCCGCCTGAACGAGCCGAACGAAGACCGGCGCCTCTCCCATCCCTTTCACCAATCCGTCTGGCCCGGCGAGCTTGGGCTCAGCCACGTCACCGGCCTCGGCCGGAAGATCTACTGGCGGCAGAACGAGCCCAAGGGCTCGATCAGCAGCGGCGGCGGATACGGCGGCGGTGGCGGCGGCGGCTCCAGCATAGTGGCGGACCAACGATGACTGATCCGGATCACGCGCGCCGCGTGAGGAACCTCCAGCGCCGGATGAAGGCGGCCGAGGCGACGCGCCGCCGCTTTCAGGGCCTGCCCTATGAGCCGGGCAAACGCGACTGCCCCCGGATGGGGCTGCATGTCCTGCACCGCCTCGGGATCAAGGCGCCCTTCGCCAAAGGGCTGAAGTGGCGCAACGAGGCCGAGGGCCTGCGCGCCCTCAAGGCGCTGGGCTTCGCCAATCTGATCGAGGCCATCGACAGCCTCGGCTTCGCCCGGATCGCGCCCGCCCGCGCCCTGCCTGCCGATCTGGTGGCGCTGGAGACCAGCCATGAAGTCGGCTGCATCTCCGTGGCGATGGGCAACAGCAACTACCTGGCCTTCACCGATCACAGCCCGAACGCCGAAGTCCTGACCGGGCTGACGGGCTTCGCGCGGGACGGTCTGGGCTACTGCGCATGGAGGACGCTCGATGGGTAAGGCCCTGAAGACGGCCGGCGCCATCATCGGCGGCGCGGTGCTGATGGCTACGGGCGTGGGCGCCCTGGCCGGACTGCAGGTCACGGCTATGGGCATCGCGGGCCTCGGCACGATGTCGGTCGCCAGCCTGCAGCTGACCTCTGCCGGCCTGATGGCCGCCGGGGCGATGCTGGACAAGCCCAAGTCTACGGCCTCGGGCTCGCCCAGCGACTGGACGTCCAACCCTGATCAGGGAATCCCCTTCCTGTTCGGCCGCATGGGCGTAGCCGGGAAGATCGTTCACCGCGACGAGTACGGTCCCGACAACCGCCTTCAGGGCATCGTGACGATCTATTCGGGCGCTGGCCCGGTTAAGTCGTTCCAGGGCTTCACGGCGGACGAACTGCCGGTGTCGTTCGTCTCCAACGGCGGGACTGCTGTCGGCAAATACAACCGCCAGATGTGGCGGTCGTGGCGGATGGGCGCGCAGCCCGACACCGCGCTAAGCCTGCCGACCGGCCTCGATGGCGGCGCGGTGATGCCGATGTGGGGGCCCCTCTACAAGCTGTCGGGCAAGGCCTGCGACCTGCTGACGTTTCAGCAGGACTCCAAGTTCAGCGTCTACCCGTCGGGCGAACCCCAGCCGATGCAGGTGCTTGAGGGCGTCTACGGCTACGATCCTCGCTACGATGACACCTATCCCGGCGGCGCCGGGCCGTGCCGCTACGGCGTGCGCTCCACCTATCGGTACATCGACAACGCCATCATCGCCGCTCTGAACTGGGCGCTGGGCATGATCGAGAACGGCCAGGTCGTCGGCGGCATCGGCGCGTCGCTGCAGGGCGTGGACCTGCCGGCGTTTGTCGAGGCGGCCAACATCGCCGATGCGAACGCCTGGACTGTCGCAGCCTGGCCTGACACGTCCGAAGACGCCTCGGTGGTTCTGGACGAACTGCTGGAAGCCGGCGGCGCCAAGCGCTCGCGCGTCGCGGGCAAGATCAGCTGCGTCAGCCGCGGTGCGCCGCGCCCATCCATCGTCACCATCACGCGCCGCGACACGGCAGGCGCCATCGAACTGGACACCGGCGCCAGCCGCTTTAACCGCCTGAACACGATCACGCCGGTGATCATGTCGGAGGCGCACAAGTGGAAGCACGCGCCAATGAACCCGGTGGCGTTCGCGCCGCTGGTGGCCGAGGACGGCGGCAAGCGCAGCGACCAGATCAAGTACCGCTTCGTCTCCAAGGTGAAGCAGGGCGCCGAGCTGGCTGCCTATGACATCCTCGACGCGCGCGAGCCTTTCTCGGGCACGATCCCGCTGTTGCCGCACCTGCGCCGGCTGAAGCCGGGCGACTGTTTCGACATCGATGAGCCGGGTTTCATGCTCGACGGCGTGAAGATGCTGGTTCTGAGCCGGTCCTACGACGCGAGGGTGGGCGAAGTGCGCATCGCCTTCCGTTCCGAGACGGACAGCAAGCACCCGCTGGCGCTGGGCAAGACCACGACCATGCCGGAATACCCCGGCCTGACGGTTCCCGACCCCACGGAAGTCACGGGACCGCTGCCGGGCGACTGGACCATCGTGCCGCGCCCGCCCGGCGAGAGCGGGGTGCAGGTCCCGATCATCGACATCATCGGGGAGGTCAGCAACGGCACGGCGACGGCTGTTCACTTCGAGTGGTGGGTGGTTCCCGCCGGCGTTGACCCGACCACGTCACCGCCGCCTGACGCCGCGTGGCAGTCGGCGGGCATTTGGCCCCCTACCGTCACCTCGATCCCCGTGCAGGCCAATCCGGGCGCCTCGATCTGGATCGCAGCGAGCTACCTGCGCGGGGAGAACTTCTCCCAGCGGAAGCTCTACGGTCCGATCACTGTACCGGGGCTGACGGCGGGCAACGTCATCCCAACCGCCCCGACCATCGTCGGCCTGCAAGGTCAGATCAACGCGGCCTTCGGCGGCATCTTCGACGTGTCGGAGCTGCTGGCCGATGCGCGGACCCAGCTGGACGCCCAAGGCGCCGAGATCGCAGCGGCGCGGGGCGGGCAGGCGACCCTCAACGCCCGCATCTCGCAGGTCAATCAGGCCCGGATCGACGGCGACGAGGCCAACGCGATCGCCATCAGCGGCGTGGCGGCGCGGACGGCGCACACCGAGGCCGACATCATCGACCTTGAGAACGCCCTGGCCAATGAGACGATGGCGCGGGCGGAGGCTGTCGGCCAGCTCACGGCTCGTCAGGCGCTCAACCCCAACCTGACCCCCAACGGCAACTTCGAAGCCGGATCGTCTGCGGGGTGGGGTTTGCCCGCCGGTTTCGGGGCGGGATATTCGTCATTCAATGGCGGGTGGATCGCGTACGGCGAACTGACATCCGGCACGGTTCGAAACGTGCAGGCGCCCCTGACATCAGTCTCTTCTGACGTCGCTGCGATCCAAAGTTCACAGATCGCCTATCGAATGGCGTCGAATGCCTACGTTGCGGCCTGCGTGATGTTCTTCGACGCGGGCTATGGGTATATCGAACAGACGCCCTGGGAGCCCCTGGCGCCAACGACCGATTGGACGGCCTGGAAGGCCGAGGGCTATACGAAGCCCGCCGCCGCCGCGTGGTCTCGCATCGTGGTCACGACTGGCGGGACAGAGGGCTTCATCAACCTGCGGCAGGCCAAAACCGAGGCCGGATCGGTTTGCACCATCTACTCGTCGGATGCGTCGGTTTCGTCTCTTTCGGCGACGGTCACCGATCAAGCCCTCGCCATCGTTGATCTGGAGAACCAGCAGGCGCTGGCGGCCTATGAACTGCTTGCCAATGCGTCCGGGGGCCTGCCTGCTTTCCTCCGGCTGATTTCTTCCACGGCAGGGGGCTATGCGGCGCTCGCCGCCCCAGTTGTGGCGCTGCTGAACAGCATCCCCGGCGGCGACCTGCTCGTCGCTATGCAGGCGATCGGAGGAGAGGTGTTCTTCCCCCGTCCCGTCTATGTGGACCTCGGGGGACGGCGCCTCATCATGGGGCCGGGCAGTGGCTGGGTTCTTTGGTTCGGCCCAGACACAATAAACGCAGCGGGCGCCACTCGCACGAACGGTTATTTCGCGCTCGGGACGGACGGGAAGGTCTACTACGGCAATGCCGAACTAGGCGGCGGCAAGACGGGCGGCGCCCGCAGCTTCTCATCTGGCCCCGGAGGCTCTAGCGCCCAGTCGACAGTGCCAGGTGTCTTGGCCGGCTCCATGCTGGAGGCTACCGGCGCCATCAATGGCGGCTCCCTGGA